GAGTACCTTGAGGCGCGACCGCCGGAGCTGTACGAATGAAATACCTATCCGTCTGTTCAGGCATTGAAGCAGCGACCGTTGCTTGGCATCGGCTTGGCTGGGAGCCTGTTGGATTTTCGGAGATTGAACCCTTCCCTAGCGCGGTTCTCGCGCATCATTACCCTCACGTTCCCAACTTTGGGGACATGACCAAATTTCAGGAGTGGCCGCTAGATGCAGGAGCAGTTGACCTTTTGGTGGGAGGAACCCCATGCCAGTCCTTCAGCGTTGCCGGACTCCGGCAAGGACTCAAAGACCCACGCGGAAACCTCATGCTTACCTACCTTGCGATTGCTGCACGTCTACGGCCTCGATGGGTTGTCTGGGAAAACGTCCCCGGTGTCTTGTCGTCAAACGGAGGACGGGATTTTGGTTCCCTGCTCGGGGGGCTGGTGCAGTTGGGGTACGGGATCAGCTACAGGATTCTCGACGCTCAATGGATGCGAACATACGGGCATCCCTGTGCCGTCCCGCAGCGCCGGAGACGTGTGTTCGTTGTCGGATGTCTTGGAGACGCAACCGCTGCCGCAAAGGTATTGTTTGAGCGCGAAAGCGTGCAGCGGCATTCTGCGAAGAGCGGAGCGGCGCGGGAAGAAGTTGCCTCAGATGTTGAGGGACGCGTTGGAGCAGGCTGCTGGTGGGACGGCGGAAACACCTCCGACACCCTGACGAAATGCGGGGCGAACGGGGCGCGGCGGATGCCCGACAAAGACAACTTTGGCGCGGTGTTGCAACCGTTTGACCAGCAGCAAAACGGTGCATATGGCATAGGTCAAGTTGGTAGCACTCGTTTGGCGCGAGAACATAAAGGGCCTACCGACCTTGTTGCCGTCCCAGTGATGTCAATGGACGAAGAATGTAACCCCGGCATTGAAATGATCGGCCCAATCATTCGCGGCGGCGGTGGCGGTCGGCATGACTGCGTTGCCGTCCCTATTCAAGACGGCCGCGAAATCAACAAGCAGCAGAACGGTATTGGTGTTGGACAACCCGGCGACCCCGCCTACACGCTTGACACCACAGGAGCGCAAGCGGTTTACACCAAGGCTAAACGCGCCCAGTCTGATACCGATGATGAAACATGGGTGGAGGGGCAGGTCAATCCTACGCTCTCGCTGTTCGACTGCGGGGACGTGCGGGCTACCACATCTGTAGTGCATGGGGTGGCGCAAGCCATGACTGTGCGCCGCCTACTTCCCATTGAATGCGAGCGTTTACAGGGATTTCCCGACGACTACACGCTCATTCCTTGGCGGAAGAAGGCGGCAGACGATTGCCCGGATGGGCCGAGGTACAAGGCGCTGGGGAACAGCATGGCCGTGAATTGCATGGAATGGATCGGAGAACGCATTGCCGCCTTTGAGGCGGAGAGAGGAACGACATGAAAAACTGCAAGACCTGTGCGGAATTGGTTGAGTCGCTCAAGGTGGCTACCGCACTCATCAAGGACGCTACCGCGCAAATCAAGGAACTACGCATTGACCAGCACTCGGCTGAATGCGAAACCAAAGCCTTGCGAATACAACTAGCAAATCGGAGTGGTCAGGTGAAAGGTCTTCAAGGTCTTATCGACAAGCAAACGAGGAGCGAGCGGTTTATGCAGCTTCAAATAAAGAAGGGCATTACAGAGAAGGGTGATTTACACGCTGACATGATTGCTAGCGCAATCGAACAGGCACTAGCGGCTCCTCCGCGACCCTTGTCGAAGCGGTCAAAGCGTTTGGGTTCTGAAGGTTAACACCGCCACGGCGGAGAAGGAAACAACATGAGTGACCTGAGAGATATAGCGACATTGTGCAACGAGATTGACTACCTGACGAAACAGGTGGACACGCTCCGCAAGGAGCGCGATCAGGCGAGGCGGGAAGTGTGCGCGTTTGTGAGTGGCCGCTACAGCAAGGATGTTGTCACGCTTGACCGCGCCGCAGCACTTGACGAAGCCAAAATGCGCGGGTGGGATTGCTACAAGGAGGCAAAGTAATGGAAGAGGAAGACAACCGTTGGGCGCGGCCCGTGTTGCATGATGTGGAATGGAATCGCAAGGACGGCTACCCCGCGTGGCTAAGTGAGGATCGCGTCCAGCGCGGGCTGGCGGGGAAGTTTGACCGCCCGGTCTTGGTCATCGTTGGCGGCGACCCCATGCTGCACCAAGTGGACGAGTCGGACGGCAACCCGGTACTCGCCTACTGGCGGGCTTCGGTCTACCTGTTGCAGACCAACCCCGAGGGTATCGAGGGGACGCGGTTCTCTAGCCTGTGCCTCTTTGAAGAAGGGGATACACAGGACGGGGTACGCGAGGATCTGATGAATCGCGTTGTGAACTTCATCACCAAATGCAACCCCAACACGAAGGTAGCCCATGTCTCCTAGTGTTGAAACTAAGGGTGGGTTCTTGACCATCACCCTCCGCAAGCACTCGGACTACATTGTGATTCTTGACGATGCAGGGGAGCAGGTCGCGCACATTTGCGCGAACGTGCAAGGATCGTCAGGCAACGACCGTATCCGCGTCTCGATCCGCGCCGACCAGCGCTACCGCATTCATCGGGGAAAGGGAGACGAATGAACAAGATCGACGACCTAACCTTGCAGGGCATCCGAAAGGACAAGAGCAAGGGCGTAAAGCAATCAGACATCGCGCGGAAGTACCGCGTGAGTGTTTCGGCGGTGAGCCGCATCCTGCGCGGGAGTCGCCGTGCGAAGCGCTAAGGACTACTGTTTTGGAGGCAATCCCGCCGGGGGGCGTTCCCTCGGCGGGGTTGTTTGTAGATTGTGGCGTTTCCTCACACGGAAAAAACCGAAACAAGATACCCTCCCCACGGTGAAGCAAGAACTACACCGCATCATGCTGAGAGACGACCTTTATCGGGGCGAAGGCTGACCATGCGAGGGGACTGGGAAGAGGACATCGTTGACCGCATCATGGCGAGCGAGTCCACCGACCCCCTGCTCAAAGAAGCCGCAACCGAGATCACCTATATGCGCGAGCAGCTCACGGCACAAATCAAAGAAGTCAACCGCGCTCGGCAAGCGCTTCTCGTATGCCAGCGGACGCAACGTGCTTGAATTCGTAGTCGCCGGAATTCCCGCGCCCCAAGGTTCTAAAAGGGCTTTCGTGCGCGGTGGCCGCGTTTCGCTCGTGGAGTCATGCGCAAGGGTCAAGCCCTACCGCGCCCTTGTTTCCCTTGCCGCTAGTCAAGCGCGTACCGAAGCACCAACGCAGCAACCCGTAGGGATAGCGATTGCCTTCGTCTTCGTTCGCCCGAAGAGCCACTACACAAGCAAAGGCGAACTCCGCGCTGGCGCTCCAAGCCACCCCGGCAAGCCTGACATCGACAAACTTTGCCGCGCCGTACTTGATGCCCTTACGGGCATCCTGTACCACGATGACGCGCAGGTCGTTTCCCTGAGCGCCAGTAAACGCTACGGGGTCGCGTCAATGACGGCTATTTCCCTTTTCACCTGTTGACACTTGCTATATGAGGCAGTACCATTCCTGCGCCCTAGCATTTCGCCGGGGTCGAGTGCGGCGAGCCGCGCAGTCTTGAGAGGACGATCATGCAACGAAGTGACACCATCGGGGAGCTAGCGAAAGCGCTGGCGGCCGCAAACTTGGAAATCGTGAACCCCAGCCTTGACGCGGTCAACCCGCATTTTAAGAGCCGCTACGCCAGCCTTGGCGCAATCATCAACGCCGTCCGCCTGCCGCTTGCCCGTCACGGGATCAGCGCCGTGCAGACGGTCAGCACCGACGGCGGGGCGGTCGGAGTGACGACCACCTTGCTCCATGCGAGCGGGGAATGGATGGCGGAGACAGCAATGTCCGCCCTGCCTGACCGCGCTACGGTTCAGCAGCTTGGCTCGATAATTACTTACCTTCGCAGGTACTGCCTAGCCTCTGTGACCAACATCGTAGGGGAAGAGGATCAGGACGGGAACGAGGCAAGCCTGCCAAGCGCACCGCGTAGCGAGCCGCGTAAGCCCTTCAAGCCGCAAGACCCACGGACAGCCGTTCCGCCGCTTCCGACCGCTCCTAGGGCAACCAAGCCCGCTCCTGAGCCTGTGGCAGAAGTCAAGGCGGCAACCAAGGCGCTTGACGCGTACCCAGACGTATACGAGGGGACTTTCGACATCCTGCGCGTAGTCGTTCGTGACGGCAAGGCTCACGCCATTCAGGTGGACGGCAAGCACGGCAAGGCGTGGATTGCGACCACCGTGCAGGAGTACGCCGATCTTGCCAAGGAACACGTCAACGACTGTATGCAGTTGCAAGTTGAGCGCGTCGGCGACACGCTCCAGATCATGAAGGTCATCGCATCCAAAAAGGAGATTCCGTTTTGAGCCTCTATCAAATTACGTCGGAAATGCAGGGTATCCTTGAGGCGGTCTTAGACCATGGCATTGACTCGCCGGAAGCGCAGGAAGCGCTTAACGAGCATCTGAGCGGTTTAGATGAGGCCTTAGATCTCTCAGCGGAACGGTATTGTGGTTTTATACGCGAGCTAGAGATGCGAGCGGAGGCGCGAGGCAAGGAAGCCTCCCGCATCCGTGCGCTCGCAGCGGCTGACGATGCCCTTGCCACACGCCTCAAGGAAGGGCTGAAGGCGGCAATGGAAACGACTGGGAGGCTCAAGATCGAAACGCCCCGGTTCAAGTTGTCGGTCGCTGGCAATGGCGGAAAGCAGTCGCTACAGATCGACGACGATGCCGTCAAGGGTCTTGAAGTCCCGCTCGTGAAGATCGTCACCGAGCCAAACAAGGAAGCGATCCGGATCGTCCTTGAGGCTGGCGGCGAGATCCCCGGATGCCGCTTGCTCCCTCGCGGAACAAGCCTCCGCATTCGCTAATTACTTTGCCTCTCCCTCGCCGTTGCCTTCGGGTGGCGGCGAGGTTTCTTTTTGCCCAAAGGGAACTAGGCGGTTCAGCGCCTCGCGCCGCTTCGCGCAAGGGCCGCAGGAGCCTGCCTTGATGCCCACCGCGCTTGTCATCGCCGCGACCACGTCACCTAGTCCGCGCATCCGAGGAGGCGCAACCGTCCCCGGCGCTGGCGGCTGCATTTCGGTCGTTAGCTTGGCGCGGGCGGTAGCAGGTCGAGCGCCAAGGAAGAGGGGCGGGTCAATGACATTGCCGTCCCGCGTTTCGCGCTGCTCGCAGGTATCGCACTTGGTCACGTCTAGGTTCTTGAGGCAAAGGGGTGACGTACCACCCACACGCCACGACTTGCAATCCATGATCGGGAGCGATATGCCGGAGACGTTGAGCGTACCGATGGTCATGAGGTAAGGGCGACGACTGAGCCGTCAGACTTGCAATAGATTTTGGGATCTTGGAACGAACGCAAGCAAGGTTGGGGTAGAGGGTGGTCGATGTCCCATTGCCCGCCCGGTGAGCAGTCTTCCCCTTGTGGGCAGCAGGGCGCTGGCTCGTAGGTGAATGGGTAGGCGTAGCAACCCGTGCGCGGGTCAGGCATCCCGGGGCAGAGCGAAGTCCAGCCGTAGACAAGGACGATGATCGTCCCGCCGATGTTGACGGTGATGTCCTCTAGCGGCCACCCGTCGCGGGCTTCGCAGTTGGTTGCGTCTTGGTAGAAGCCGATGTCCACGCAGATCGGGATAGTGCCGTTCCCGTACTCCTGAACGCGCTTCATGGTGTACCGCTCCCCGAACGAATACTCGGGGAAGGACAGGCATTGGATAACGAAGTTGTTTGGGGTCGCGGTGATAGCCGAAATGGAGGCGTTGCAAGTGTTCTCGCTCGTCATGCGCCAAGGATGATCGACAAGCAGGGTCTGCGACGCGCAGGCGTAGTACCGAGGGGACGAGGCAACGAGCGTGACCGTGATGTCCTGATTCCCGTTCGTGAACTCCACGCGGTCAACCGTCAAGGTATCGCCATCGGAGAACCCGGGGCGGTCGTTCGGGGTCTGCCAATCGCAAGTAACGCAGGACTGGCGATTGCCAAACCAGAAGTATGCCGACCACGGCGGAATACCGGAAGCCGTCACTAGCGCCCCGATACGGGTATTGATGCGCTCGGCAATGTGCGCGGCGTTGCCTGAGAAGATCACGATGTCAAGACCGCAGACACTCAGCTTGGGCGCTCCAAGCGTCCCCCAGCCCGTTGCGACCGTGTTGTTTGGGTCGATGTGGACAAGACCAGACGCGCCAAGGAACAGGGCATCCAACGCCGCCTGAGCGCCCGGGTCTTCGGGGTCGATTCCCGGCGCGAAGCAGGCGGGGAAGACAATGGTCATGATGTCTTCTTCGTGGACAGGGCATCCGAAACTGCCGAGCGAGTAGCACGTCCGTACGTCATACGTTTCAAAGCGATCCTCGAAACTATCACAGTAGTCGGGTAGGTCGTCGCAGATCGGGATATTGCCGCAGCAATCGCCCTGCGGTTCGCAGTCCGGGCAGGTCATGTACTGGACGTAGGACTGGGTGACTTGGTTCGGGCAGTTGGCTGGGCTGACAGGGTCGCGCACCGTGCAGAAGCCCATCTCCTGCGACATACCCACGTCGAGGCTGACGATCTCGACTGGCGGCCCGTGATCGCAACGAATGTCCCACGGAACGCCAATCGTCTCAATGCAGGTACGAGCGGAACTTGCAACGGTGACGCTCTTACCTTTAACCGTGCCAGCCTGATCCTTGAAGTCGTAGCACTCGGCTACCAATTCCTCGCAGGGCAGTTGCGTGTTGTTGGCAATCGCGGGGCCGTACTCGGGGATTTGGATGTTCGCAATGCCGCCCGGGTTCCCTTGCTGCTGGGGCGCGGCATAGCAACATGGCGGCCCTTGCGCGGCGCGGTTCTTGATCTCGACCAAATAGCCCACGTTCACCGGATAAATCGAGAGCGGGTTCGGGCAGGGCAGGGCTTCCGTCCCGATTAGGACATAAATACAGCAGTCATAGCTGATGAAGTAGCACTTTGTCGCAGTCTCTGGCGGGTCGGGAATGCCTATCGAAATCAGATAGCCGATGCAGAACTCAATGCGAGCAGGAGCCTGCGAGCAATCAGGCTCGCAGCAATAATTCGCAAAGTAGTCCTCGCACTTGAGGGCGTACCACAACACGCCGGGGTCGCAGCAACACGAAACCGCCGGGAGCGCACTCACGCCACAATCACAATGCAGAGGGCGAGGATCACAACGCGGATCACTTGCTTGCCTTCTTGGTGGCGAGATACCAGCCAGCACCGAATGCAATGGCGGCAGCGGCGAGAGCGAACCAGATATTCCCTAGGGTGTCTGCGAGAATCATGTCTATGCCTTTCGTCGAGTCTTTGATTTTCTAAACGCCGCATCGAACAAGGGATCTTGCGCCCGCATGACGGCCACCATTTCCCGCTCCCCTTCAGGGCGAGCAGTATCTAGCATATCGACCGCAAGCTCCGCCGCAACTACCTTTTTCCTCGGAAGCCAGCCTATGGCAATACGAATAGCCGAGCCGAGGCCAGTCTGCCACAGGACGATGACGAGCGCCAAAGCGACCACGGCGACCGATCCATAGATGAAGGCGGTCAAAAACGGGGAGGTCTTGTCCTCCACCCCGGACAGGCTGACGTGAATCCCGGACGCAAGCGCGTCGATACGGGTAGCCCGGGCAACGACCTCCGGATCTCCGGTTTCCGTCCCGCGCTGGATCAGCCCCTGTGCCTCGGCGCGGATGTCGTTGGACGACTGCGCGATCCTCTGCACGGGGCTACAACCCCCTAGGAGGGCGAGCATGGCGAAGGTGAGCCACCAACGGCTCAACGCTTCTCGATACGCGTAACGCGATCTTCTAGCCCGCGCACGCGCTCCCCAATAACTTGAATCTGTGCGTTGCCAGCGGTTGCTAGTTCTTGAATCTTGCCCAGCTCGCCAGCCATCCTTTCGAGGCTCTTGGTCTGTTGCTCGTCGCGTTCCGAACGGCTGCCAGCGTAGATAAGCGCGGCCACCAAAGCCGTGACCGCCACGAAGAACTGGGCAAAGCGAAGCCATCGGTCGATAGATGATGCGGTTTCGAGGGTCATGTTTTAACCAATTTTCCAAGCGGAACCGTCGTAATACACAGGTACATTGTTTGATCCTGTACCAGCAACTGTGGATGCAAATGTTGTGACGGTGGCATCGGTGCAGAAGCCCCTTGCTCCTTCTACTTTGACTCCAGCGGGTAACGCATTCAACTGTGTAACGGTTAGCGGGCTCTCTAACTCACCTTCAGATACCCAAGTTCCCTGAGTACCCGCGACAGTGCAAACCCAAGACTTAGGTGATCCAACAGCAGGAGTAGAGTTCCACACTCGATCTCCAACAGCCCACGTTCCTACGGTTGGAATAGCCGTACCTTGATAGTTCCCAACTGATAGAAGGGCTGCTTCAGATACCCAAGTTGCTCCTGCTCCAGTTCCGGCTACGGTGCAATACCACCCCTTGGGCTGCCCAACAGCAACGGCTGTGTTTTTGCAATAATCTCCCACCACCCATGTTCCAGTAGTTGGCACGGCATTTCGCGTGATTTGCACTGTTGCAGGTTGGCTGTCTCCGGTTGATTTGAATAGCACACCTTGATAGGGCGAAGCGTGACATTCCCTTCCAGTCACGTTGGTAAAGGTGTTTGCGGTCACAAGCCACGGCCCAGCCTCGTCTTGCCCAGTTATTCCGTAGAAACAATTTGCAATTGCGTTTGAACTGCATTGAACATCAAGCACGCGAGCTGTAAATTGCGACTCAATTCCACGGTGGAAGTTTCTAATTGTGTTGCCAACGCAATGGATTTTTCCATTGATTCTTATACCTGCGTTAAAGGTGCTGTTTGTTGAATTGTCTGAACCAACAATATGGTTAGCAGTTATTGAAGATTGAGAGACTGAGGCTCCGCCTTGAGACAAAGAAATAGCCCCCTTTGCGTGGTCAACCTCAACTAGATTTCCAACAATGTGAATTCCTCCATTGTCAGCATTATTATTTATGACAATACCGTTAATAGAATTATGCGCTGTCTTTTGAATTCGATTGCCAGATACCAGAATGCGGCTGTTGTTGTAACCCGTTAAATAAACTCCGTATCCGCTTGCAGGCGATCCGGCATTCGGATCGGTAAGAATTCTAGAAATATTGTTGTTTCCTATGACGCTGCGCGGCAACTGAACACCAGCTGGAGAGGGTTCGACTTGCAAAGTCGTATAGACAATTCCAGCAAGGTAACAATCGACAATCACGTTTCCGGAAATTGAATCAGCCCCGCCAAGTGCCCAAATTCCGCCTTTTAAAGAAGCATATTCTGGGTATGTAGTGTTGAATCCACAATTAGAAACCATGTTTCCCGTAATTGCAACATCTCCAGTTGGCATGGTGTTGCCCTGAACATATATTCCATTCAGCGAAACATCACGGACAATGTTTCCAGACACCACAAAACGAACAGGGGCGGTTCCGACGTATGAAGTGGTTATTCCGTATCTACTTCGGTTGTTCAAATTGGTAAGGGGTGTTAGTCCGTCAGTCTGTAACGGCTGAACAACATTGTTATGAATTATAACGTCTTGGTCACTTGCGCCATTTCCGCCAACACCAATACCAGTATCAACATTACTCAGACAGAAATTGTTTGCAATGATTCCTCTTCGTCCTTTGTTGCCCTCGACTTCAGAACTGCTTGCAACCGAAATGTCCCAGCAACTGTTGTCTGGTACTGGAACAGTTGTAGATGTCTGCTCTCCGCCCCAGCACCTGTTTCCAATAATTCGCCAATTAGAAACTCGCCGAAGATACATACCCCATCCCCAACCAAAAATTTGACAATCCAAAATGTCTATGTCTTTTGCTGTTCCGCTGGTCAATGAAATGGCTGAGGCGTATTCAGTTCGCGCTCCCATAACAAAACTGTATTCATTTGTCCCGGAAATTTTTAGACCAGAAATAGTAATACCACTGCCAGTAAGTACCAGTCCTTGGTTAAACGTAGCCGCGCTTGCGGTTGGTTGAACACTAATATTAGCCGACCCGCCATCGCTATAAACATAGGTGTTGGGTGAAACATTCAGCCCCGCACTTGTGATGTAAGTGCCTGTTGGGAAGTACACACTTTTCCCGGCTCCAGCCGTGAGCGCTAATTGAATTGTTACCGTGTCATCGGTTGAGCCGTCACCAGTTGCCCCGAAGTCTTTCACGCTGACCACGTCGCGCAGCTTGTTCTGCAAAGTGCGTGATGTTGCGCCCGCCCCAGAGGCAATGAACGAAAGCCGCGAATCGTTGCCCACGGTCGCCGTAGTGCTTGTCGCGCCAAAGTCAACGGCAAATGTACGTGCGGCAGACAAGTCGCCGCCTCCGGTCAATCCCGTGCCTGCGGTCATAACCGTAGCGCCAAGCGCCTTGTTTGACAGAGCCGTAACTAGTCCGGAAATCTGCGCCTGCCCAAGGGTCAAGACATCAGAGCCGCCCGTTGCGTGTGAACTTGCATGAGTGTCTGGGGTGCGGGCGTTGCTCAGTCGAGCATCGTTTCCTACGCACGCGGTTGAAGCGGATGTTCCGTATAGCGTGTTAAGGGTGACATCAGCCGAAAGAGCGCCACCGCCGCTTAGTCCCGTGCCAGCAACGACCTGCCGTGTAGTTGCCACTTTGGCGGCAAAAGATGCGCTTAGGCCAGTAATTTGAGATTGCGTCAAGGTAAGGGGATCGCTTCCAATTTCCGTGTGACTGCTCGCGTGCGCTAATGGAGCAACTGGGGTTGTAAGCCGCGAATCGTTGCCTTGGCAGATCGTCCCAGCTGACGTACCAAAGTTTGCGGCAATAGTTCCCGTCCCGGTGATCGTTCCCCCGGTCAAGCCTGTTCCAGCGGTGATGGCGGAAACCGCCCCTACGTTGATGACTACGTCAGCCATTAGATTGCTCCTGCTTTGGTGTTTACTTGGGCAGCGCCAAGCGAGATAAGCCGCTTAGTGACGCTGGAAGGGAAGAAGATGTCGAGGTCATACCGGGCGCTGCCAAGGGGCATAGTGGCGGTCGTAGCGGCTGGGACGATGATCGTCCCGGTCGTCTTGGCTACGTTCAGGGTAATCATGGGCGGCGACCCTGTAAGGCTTGAGGCGACAAGGAAGCTAGTCGTGTCGGGCTGCGAGACGGTCAAACGCCACTCAGTAGCCGTACTGAGGGCGGGGTAGGTGTTCGGCCACGTTCCCACGCTCACCGTCTCTTGGTATTCGCCGCCCCTTGAGAAGATGATGTTCCATCGCTGATTCATTTCCGCTCCTTGCTTAGTTCAAACTACGGCTGCTGTTCGGTGCAAGTTACCTTAACCGCGTTCGGCATTGAGAACCAATACTGCGGTTCGTAAGGAGGAGTTGGCATTCCTTGATCCGTGTGCGTTGGGAACTGCTCGACCATGTGAACGATGGTGTCGTTGCAGATCGGGAGCGCCTCGACGGTCGCGTTGTTGTAGTGCGACTGAAGCACCCCGGGCGCAATGCGGGTCGGGCTGGTGTTGCCGTTCTCGGCCATGTTGCGGGCGACTATTGCCCCGCCTGCGGTACGGGCGTATGCCCCAATAGAGACGCTCGGGGTAGCGCCTACGGTCGGGTTCGGCTCGACTTCCACGAACGAATACGCCCAGCGCCAGTTGCCGTAATACTCATGATTGGTGATCCGAGCCGGGAAAGAGCGGCACATGGGCGGTGGAACGTCGATGATGGTCGCCCCAACGCAGTTGCGGTACGCCTGCGCGTTGCCCTTGGCGGTAATGATGTCCCTTGGATCGTTCCAGCTCGTTCCCTGCAACCCGAAGCGCCAGTCGGTTTCGTCCGCCGAGGAGATGGTGTAGGGTGACCACTCCCCATCAATGACCGCTAGGCGGTAAGAGACGTTCCCAAGCTGCCCGATGGTTGACGTAGGGGTCGAATACCACGGAATCCACCCAGCCCACACCGTCCGCCCAAAGGGGATGTTTGAGTTCCGGGAGGCGTAGTCGTCCCGGATCTTGGTCGAGAGGGTGGTCGGGTTCCAACCCGGGCTAGTGGTCAAGACCGCCCCAGTGCTGTCCTGCACCACAATAGACGCGTCCGTGATGTACGCCGCGCCAATGTCGTTCGGGGCGCGGGTAAAGGTCGCCGCCGACCCTGCCGCGTAGACTTGGTTCGTGGTGAAACTCTGCCCAACGGCGGGGACATTAGCAAGGGTGCAGTTGTCGTAGTAGGTCAGCCCCTCAACCATGCGCTGGGGGAACACGGTGCTACAGGTCAACGGGGCGCGGGCTTGATACCCCGTCGCGTTGTAGAGGGAAACTAGCGCGTCGGTACTAGATGCTGCGCCGTTGACAGGCTGCATCCCTCCCCGCATCGCCATCTTGTAGCCAAGCATTTTGAGGTTGTACTGCGGCTTGAGAGTTGACCGGGAAATGAATCGAGTCACCGACCCGTCGCTCACGATGATCTGTTGATTTGCCACCGCGACCGCATCAAGCACCATAGCGAGGCTGACGTTCGGGGAGCCGTACAGGTCGCTCAAGCGCCTCATGTACTCCGGGCTTTGCACGGTAAACCCGATAGGGGCGGTCAGGTTGTCGCCACTTGCCGCCGTGCTGATCTGTGCAAGGAGTTCGGTGTAGGTCGTAATCGGGGTAACGGCGGTCGCGTCATTGACCTGCCAGCGACCATCGGACGACCACGTTTGGGCGAGGGCGATACCAAGGACGGCCGCCGATGAGAATTGCCAGTACCAACGCTCGTCCACCAATTCCACCAACACCGCGCCGCCCTGCTGCGTCCAATAGAACGGCTGCGGAGGGCGGGCGTACAAGCCGCTAATCACCACCGAAAAGCCGCTTGAATCTTCAAGGGTCAGGGAAACGGTAACGCTTGCAAACAGCGCCGCTACCTGAGTCGAGGCAATCAGGAAACTGGCGCGGGTGTGCTGGGTCATCCCGACCGGGACATCAACCGAGAACAGGTCAGCCTCGGGTATGCCGATCTGCCGCGCCGTGTCCTGCATGACAGCGTCAGGCAAGAGGACGGGGATGATCGTCTGCCCTGCGGTGATGTACGCCTGTACGCTCATTACGCGTAGTCCTGTGGCGTGCCGACTTGGTATGCCTGCGCGTTGCTTCCAAGCGAAAGCACCGAGCTTGCATCGACTTGGTTCTGCGGGTCGTACCCAAGGGCAAGAGGAGCGGCAACGCTGGGGCTTTGTCCACTTGGCCACCATTGTCTGCGACCGCTTACGGTTGAATACCCGAAGCTCGTTGCGCCGCCGCCGTCATACGAGCGAAGCGTGCGCGTGTAGACCCCAATGAACGTGCGCTGCCCAGCCGGATCGACGTTTCCGTGATTGACCTTCCAGTCGTCATTGATGACCACAAAGCCAGCGGGGATGGGGCGGAACGTCCGAACAGGTGGGACATTGACGCGAGAGACTACGGTTGTCTCTTCTAGCGTGACTGATGCCTTACCTGTCTGAAACACGAAATCAGCGCCTTCGGTGTAGAGCGTTTGCAGTCGGTGCATCCGCGTTTGGGTGCTGACGTTCGTAGTTGTCTTGGACTGCTCTACGGATGTCGTTTGTCCATCGCCATTAAACTGCGCGAGCGGCTGGTCGGTACTAAACACGCCGACATTGATAACGCCGTTAATGGTTGTGAATTGAGTATCCGGAACCTCAATACTGATGGTCGGGGTTCCCGGGCTGCAATATTCATTGATGACCGCAATACATGACGCAACCGCTATGGTCTGGGTGGTCTGTGTCTTTGCGCTTGTCTCATTGTCTACCCAATGCGGGACACCAGCAACGCCGTTGTAGGGGCTGTACGGGTCGGGAAGGGCTGGGCAAGTGCGACCTACGCCAAAGGACTTACCAACAATCTGGGCAAGCGGAACGGCGTAAGACGAAACGCCAGCCACGTCCGCAGCAATCGCTGGGGAAAGCGCGTCCATCTCAAATCGGATCTTGGCCTTCTTGAGCATATCCTGCTCGGTCACCACTATCCGCATGATCTTGCAGCGAGCAAAAATGATGCGCGACTGAGCAAGAACCACGGCCGCCCAAATCAAACTCCGGACATCGCCGTTGACCGCTCCCTCTAGGTCGCATGAGAAACGCAGTTGCCCCCATGACAACATATTTGCATTGCGCTCGTAAGTGAATTCAGCCGTACCAGCGAACGCGGCATCAGGCAAAGCCGTCCGAGCCTGTGAATCGGTGATCTCGTAGATGAGCGAATTGCCCGCCTCGTTGTAGGCATAGGTCTGAGACTCACGCCGCCAATTCCCTACGCCCGGGGCAATCGGAAGAATCGCTCGGCGGAACAAATCCGCGTAAGGAGCCTTGCCGCTTACTGCTGCGGATGATCCGCTTATGGCAGCCGTAGCTGTTGTCCCAGTTGCTGCAAGGTCAACCACCAACACGCCCGACACCGTGCGCGTGATATGCCCACCAGCGTCAAGGGCAAATCGAGATGTCCAGCGGTGCGAAAGAATTGGGTACGGGCTTGGTTCTTGTGAGTTCCCGTCTAGCGCCAACGCCGCCGAAATGGTGAAGTTGACAATACAAGCGCGGCGGCCGCTAATTTCCGTCACCGTAATTGACATTAACGGGCCGCGCATGGTGTCGGGGTGGCTGATGTCGAGGAGGTTTTCCGTACCCTCTGGCGTTGTTACGCTGACAAAGACATTGTCTACGCGACCTGTGCCTTTTTGAAACCGGGTCGCAAGATCGGTATAGGTACTTGTTCCGTTAGAAATCAAGGCGCTGCCAGCAACGTGAACCTCGTATCGGATCAGCGTGTAGCCGTCTTCGGCGTAGACGGGCTTGTGTTCATACGCCGAGATGTTCGCGTAGGGAAGCGTGTAGGTAGTTGAGTCAAACGTAAACGAGACGTAGGTGCTTCCATCGCTTGGCATTAGATCCGCGCCCCCATGAGTCGTAGGTCGTTTAGGAAAGGCTTGTTCAATTCATCAAGGGACATTTCCGCGTCTGCACGGTCGGCTAGTTTCTTTACGTTCTTAGAAATATTGATTGCCATAGCGCCAAACTGAATAAGCCACGCCCCAAGTGCCATTCCGCTCATTCCAAAGATTGGATTTTCAACTAAGGCCTGCCCGAATTTCATGGACATCAACCCGCCCGACTTGGCAGCTTCGTAGATGGCTTGAATGATTTCAGGAAGACGAACAACAATATTCTCAAGGATGTCGGCGACTGCCTTGGTAATTGGTTCAAGGAAGATAGCCCCAAGCGAAGCCGTAAACCCGCGAATCTCCAACATGGCTCGCTCAACTCGTCCAGACTGCACAATCTGAGCAGCAACAAATTGACCCGTCACGGCGCTCATCCGCATCTTCTTCGCCATCATTTCCAATTCGTTTCCCATTTCCGCCAACTGAATTGCGGGGCTGTACTCACGGATATCGTCCGCAAAGCCCATGATGAACGAATGCAAGCGCATCAAGGAGTCGTAGATGTATCGCGCTGCCTTAGCGACTTCGTCGAATGCCTTCTTGACAACACTAGCAACGAAACTAAGGGCGCTGGCTGCTGCTGACATCATGGCTTGAATGTTGATTCCGCCACCGCCGCCGCTGCCGCCCGATCCAGATGGTGCGCCGCCAGCAGACGACCCGCCGCCCTCGTTGATGTCAATAGTGATCTTGCCTAGGTCTTGCATTATTGAACCTCCCATGTCATTTCAAACGCGCACAGGAAAGTCTCGGTTCCACGCATCCAGCCGACCGCCTCGTCTACCGCTTCGATCTGCCCACCGCTACGCCATGTGAGCGGGATGGTCAGCCGACCGCCGAGCGTGTTCTGGATCAGAAGCGTGCGTAGCCCGTCAATGAATTGCTCAATTCCCTCATCCCCGGCAATGCGCTCGGTAGCCCGGTTGGTGTTGTCAAACAGGCCGCGCCACCAGACCGTGATCTGAATCGTTGACTCAAGCAGACCAACGCCGCTACGAGGGTGCAGGGCAGCGTCGCCGCTTGGGACGATCTGTACCGCATACTGGGCAAGCATCTCGTCTCCGGGCTTCTCCGCCACATAGACGGCATCCCCGTAGTTGTTCGCGGACATCCAATTACGGATCTCATCACGCAGCGCAATCCAGATGCCCGCATTACTTTGCACGGTCATTGGTTTGCCGCCTTGTTGTGTTCCATGCTCATGCGGACGCGGAAGGCAAGATCGTTGTCCCCGGTAGCGGTTCGGATTGTGTGTTCCGTCAGCTCGGGCGATCCAAACGCGATAGCAATACCCTGCGCGAGCATGAGCGCGTTTCGCGCTTCAATCATGGGGATGTTCTGCGCGAGTCCCATTGCTGTTAGTCCGTCAAAGTCTGAGGGGAGCCGTCCGTAGGTTGCCAAGAATTGGGCAACCCCCCTTGTTATTTTCCCGCCTGCTCAACCGCCTTACCCATGCGAGCAAAGACTGCGAAGAGGATCTCGTCCGACGCGTTAGCAGCCACTTCGGGCGAGCGTGCTACTTTTCGTAAGGCTGCTGCGACATCCGCGACTTGCGGTTGCCCGTCTTGCTTCCCGCTCAATGCGGCGAGCGCCTCGTTCCATTGAACCACCAACGCGCCGGACGGGATTTCTACGCGGAAGAGAAGCGGGTCGGTATCTGGGGTTAGGTCGATCATGTCAGGAAGTATAAGAGGCGGCGAGCAAATTGCTACCGTCTGGGATGGCGCGGAAGGTCAAACCCATACGCTGCTCGACGTTGCCAAATTGCGAGTGCGCGATTGCGTCACCCATCAGGTAGCAACGCCCAAAGGTGTAGCCCGTCTTCCCGACCGTTGCCGGGGCGACCTTGATGCCAAACGTCCCGCTATCACCAACCAAGAGGCGGCCGACGGTCGAGCTGTACGCCGCACCGCGCTGGCGCGTCTGTAGGCTTGTCAGAACCGCCGCGTCCCACTTAACCAACGTGACGGTAATCGTCGCGCTCGTGTTTTGTACCACCATCTCCTCTGGGGTCGCACCCGACGCAACGGTCTTGATCTCATGGATGTTGTCCGAGTAGGAGACTTGCGGGAGGCTGTCGTTGTCGGTCTGCCCGAGTTCGACATACCCAGCGCCGACATTGACGAAGATTGACGTTGGGCCAGCGACGAAGATTGCGGTTGCCATTACTTGAGTTTTCCTTTGAGGATCTTTGCTAGACCGATTCTAATGGTTTTGCCTATGGCACTAAATTCCACGGCGGTCGGGACAAGGAACGGACGGGCGGGAACGTCTACGCCACCCCACGCCATGACGTAATCCTTGCCCCGCGACAGGTTCTCGGTGTTGGGGTTCGCCCCGGTTGCATGGTTTTTCTTGCCCTTGCGCGTCAGCGGGATGAAGTTCGGGCCGTCCGTTGAGAAGCCCTTCTCATGGTAGATGCCGTAGATAGCGCCCGACATCGTCACGGAGAGACGGGCGGGGCCAGTCTGCTCGGCTTTCGCACCAATCGACCGCAACAGGTTCCCGGTATCCCGAAGAGGCTGACCACCGTTTCGGTAGGACTGCCCGGACATCTTGTACTCGGTCACCATGACGTTCTTCACAACGACCGAGCCGTCCTTCTTCTTGCGGCTAACCGCCTTGAGGACTTGGCGGGTCGCGCTGGCAACCTCGCCCTCCCGGGGCTTCTTGGTCGTCCAGAACTCGCCAGACATAGGCTTGAGCGCCGCGAGGGCGACCGTCTCCCCGTTCGGGCCGCGTCCTTCGCTCTTTGCAATGTGCTGTTTGGCGTAAGCCGAGATAGCCGCCGCAATGCCGTTGCGGACAGACTCGTTGGCGAGTGCCTTGCTGATTCTCTTGCGCCACGGCTCCACGTTAGCGCCCCGGCATCGTGTTCGGGAGGCGAGGGCGGAAGAAGCTGCTGTTGCTTACGCCGTCGTACCACGCGAGCGTCTGCAATGGGGTGGCTTGCACCGCTGGCACGCCCGCACTAGCCGCCTTGGCGACTGTCCCAAATATCATCTTCCCGTCGCGGAGTGCTTCCAGCATGGAGTACGCCTGCTTTAGACGCTGCTCCACGGCTGGGGTGATCTTCATGGCGCGGCGCTGAAAGAGCGCCTCAACCGCCAAGTCAACTACGAGCGTCATCAGCAGGGGGTCGTGAGCCGCTGAGAGCGTCGTTAAATCCAAATCGGTGTAGATGTTGCCTACACGCGTGTACGCCTGCACGATGCCCGTAGCGCGTTCCAGCGCGTGCGTAGTCACCGGATTAGAGCCGAGCATAGGACTGCCGAGGTCGCTGCACAGTTGTGCAATGATCTGAGCGTCGAGCGCGGCTTCCAAATCGGCGTAGGTGGCGTATGCGGTCATGTGTTCCGCCTAGAGAGGGGGGTGGGAACCGAAGTCCCCACCACCCTCATCCTGAGAGGCTGAATAATCAGGCGATGACGCTGCCACACAGGAACCCAGAGACTGGAGCAACCAGTTCCGAGGTGCTGTTGTCAATGACGCGGCCTTCAATACGGCGATCCTTCGGATCGTCCCAGTTCTCGACCGTCATATCTTCAAAGGCGAAGATCTGGCAAGTGCTGAACGAGGTCGAGCCTTCGACACCAATCAAGCCACCGGGGCGGCTCACAAAGATTGCCGAGTTGCCGTAGACAAACCCGCGAGTCGTCGAGGCTGCGCCCTTGCGGGTCGTAATCTTGACCGAGTCGTCAACAACGACCTGCACGCCGAACAGATTCGGCGGAAGACCGTAACGGGAGAAAATGTCCGAACCCTGCAGAAACGGGAGTGCTGCGGGGTAGTTCTTCACATAGTTACGGATTTCTTCCGCCTGTGAGATGATATTTGCAACGGTCGGACTAATGACCATGCAAATGTCTTCACTACGAACCGCGCCGCCAGTTGCGAGCGAAATCTTCTGCAACGCATCTTGGATACTTGCCTGAATGACGTTAGTGGACGAACTCGTCCAAACGCCCTTCCAACCACTAGCAACAGACTGATAGTTGCCTGCTGCGGTAAACGCCGTAACTGCTGCGGTGTTGGTCAGCGCGGTAGCCGTTCGCATGGAGCGAGCGGTCATAGCGAGCTGTGCCTTGCTGCGAGCGTGCTGGGCAACGATGTCCCACGCGGCTTGCTTGACCGTCTCGTTCGGAATGTAGAACGGGAAGGCAAAGCGTTGAGCCGTGAAGGTAACGAAGTCATGCTCGTTCATCTTGCCGACCGGGCGGTCGTTACCAAGAGGCCAAGCGAATTCGTTAACGTCGGTCACGCGGACGTTGTCGTCTGAATTAAGACGCAGGTAATACCCTGTCTGCTGATTGCAGGCAACGATTTGAGCGTAACGGGTGATGGCAAACGAATTCACCGCACGGGTGAATTCAACTTGGAGAGCGCCAGTTGCGAGCGCGTTGGTGGAGGGGACGTAAGTGTTTAGACCGCCTCCGACTGTTACATAGGCCATTTGATGACCTCCTTTCGAGTGCTAATTAAGCGATCCCACGAGTGGCTGGGAGGCGGTAAGCCCAGAAGATGACACCATCAGCGGCGGCAGGTTCAAGGGAGACGAACATCGGAATAGTTCCGGTGGTGGCTGCGGTGATTGCCTTGCCTCCGGTGGTTGGCATCAAGCCAGTACCAGCGTTGGTGATTGCCGCACCAGCCTCGATCTGCACGCAGTTCGATGGCTGAAGGGAAATTGGGTCGGCGACCGTAGTTGACGTAGCCGCAAGTGCATGAGCGGTAGCGTCAAATCGACGGGTTGAGCCGTCGGTTACACCGCAAACGTAGTCGGTCACGGCAGTTGCCGGAGCGCCAGCAAAGCTAACCGTCGAAGACGAGAAAACCTTGCAGATGCGGAAGGGGTTGATGTCAGCGCCAGCGACGAGATTTGGAGAGAATTGAAGCATTGTTGTTTCCTTTTAGCCCTTCATCCGGGCGTTGATTGCCTTGGCAAACTCTTCAGGCTTGCCAGCAAATTGCTTGACGAGTGAGCCAACGTCACCAATGTCCATGCCAC